GACTCGACCCGCGGTTCCTGCCATCCATGTGCAGAGCAATACGATCAATGCGCCGATTCTTGAGGCCGCATGCTTCTTAGCTGCCAACCTTTCCAACGTTGAGGAAATCGCCGATGAGCAATCGCTCGATCTGGCAGCCCGGCGATTCCGAGGCGGGATCGGGCTGCAAGAGCTGCTCCTCGAAGCCGCCTGGGCGAATGGATACTCCGGACGCAACTTCCGCGATCACCGCGCCGTGATGCGAGCCGCCTTCGGTAACTCCATCGAAGCCAGCTCGGTGAGCAACATCGACATCGGTGGCATCCTCTCCAACGTGGCCAATAAGTTCCTCTTGGATGGTTTCTTTAGCGTCGAGCGGACCTGGCGAAACATCTGTGCGGTTCGAAACGTCTCGGACTTCAAGACCGTGACGAGCTACCGCTTGATCGGCAAAGACCAGTACGAATTGGTCGCCCCGGGTGGTGAGCTCAAGCATGGAAACCTCGGCAACGAGAGTTACACCAATAAAGCGGATACTTACGGCTTGATGATGGCAGTCGATCGACGCGACATCATCAACGATGACCTTGGTGCGATCACCACGGTACCGAGGAAGCTCGGTCGCGGTTCAGGCTTGAAGATCAACGACGTGTTCTGGACGATCTTCATGAACAACGCAGCGTTCTTCACTGCCGGCAACAAGAACTTCCTCACGGGTACCGATACGGTTCTCTCAATCGATGGATTGACCAAGGCCGAAGTCGCGTACTACGACCTCGTCGACTCCGATGGCAAACCCATCGGAACGATGCCTGCGGTAGTTCTCGTTCCGACAGCGCTCTCGGCGATCGGAACGCAGCTCTACAAGTCGCTTGAGATGCGAGACAACACGGCCAATGCTCGCACACCTGTTTCCAACCCTCACGTCGGTAAGTTCCGAGTCGAGGTAAGCCGTTACTTGGCCAATACCAACTACACGGGTAACTCGGCCAAGGCGTGGTACCTCATGACCGACCCGAACGATCTGCCATTGATCGAGGTCGCGTTCCTCAATGGTCAAGAAGCTCCAACGATCGAAACCGCCGACGCGGATTTCAATGTGCTAGGCGTCCAGATGCGTGGCTACCACGACTTTGGAGTCGCACTACAGGATCCACGTGCGGCGATCAAGTGCAAGGGTGAAGCATAGTCGTCACGCGCTCAACGATTCATTCCGGAATTCCATTTACTCATTGAGGTTTTCATAACCATGCCACAAGCAACCTTTATTCAAGAAGGCCACTACATCGACTACACCGCTGCTGGTGCGATTGCATCCGGTGACGTTGTCGTGCAAGGCGATTTGGTTGGCGTAACCCTTCGTCCACTTGCGGCCGGTGAAACCGGTGCACTCGCGGTCGATGGCATCTTCGACTTCAACAAGAACACCGGCGTCGCCTACACGGTCGGCACCATTCTCTACTGGGATGACACCAACAACGTGGTAACCACAACCGCTGCGGGAAACAAAGCCATCGGCAAAGTGGTTCGGGCAGCTGCATCCGCAGACACCACGGTGCGCGTTCGACTCAGTCAATAACTCATCATTGGGTTCACATTACCACACTTTGAATCTCATTCATTCGCAGGAATCACTATGAAAACCAAATGTTGTTCTTTGGTACTTCTGGTGGCTGTTTGCATTGCCACCGTGTCGTTCGCCCAAGAGAAGATTTGCATCGACGGTAAATGCCACTCCGCACCAGCGGCTGGAGGCACCATCGTTCTTGATCCACTAAGGGAAGAACTGACCTTGGTGGATCAAACTCCACGAGCAACTGCCGATAAGGTCGCTGGCGACCGCTTTGACCAGGTCATTCGTGCCACGGTTCGGGTCACCGTCAGTGGCGTGTGCGGCAGCGGCACCGTTGTCGGTCGCACCTCGGAAGGTAATGCGATTGTTCTGACCAACGCCCACGTCGCTGGGACAATGCGTGGACGAACAGTCAACGTCGAGCGATGGAACACAAATGGATCTAGCGAGAGAGGAACAGGTACGATCATCTCTTCTGGGTATGGTCGAGGCACCAGCGTTGACTTCGCTCTGCTCAAGTGCAATCCAGCGTTTGCCAAGGATGTCGAACCGATTCCTTTGGCCGATCGCTATCCGAACAACCAGTCCTCGGTAACGACCTTCGGTTGTCCACGATGCGAGTGGCCAAGCTTGCAGGTTCTTAGGCTCAACCGCAAGGAAGGTCAGATCCTTTCGTGGAAGCCCGAGGCAATCGGCGGCCGAAGCGGATCGAGTCTGATCGATTACACCGACGAAGGTCCACGCGTCGTGGGCTTGCTGACCTGGGCTGGTGGAGGCGAGGGACTAGGACAATCGACTCCGTTCCTGCTCAGTGCGATGCGAGGCAAATTACCAGCCACGCTCGAGGGCTTACCTGCCGGCACTCGCGAGGTAAGCTGCCAAACCGATGAAACCGGGATGATCGCCCAGGTTCCTTCGACAACAGAAGGTGAGCCTTTGCGGTGGCCACTTGGCTTGCTCGCTCAAGCACAGGTGCAAGATGACGTGATCGATTCCATTGTTGATCGACCACGAACCAAGCCCGCTCCCCAAGAGCCAGACGATTCCGGTCTACTCCGCGATCGCCTGCCCCTTGGTCCGCAGTGGACCCCAACCGGCTTGGTCGCCACGTCGGCTGCATCGAGCATTCTTTTGCTTCTGGGATTGCAGTATGGCCTGCCGCTGGTGCTCCAAGCCATCCGAAACGCGAGGAAGTCCAGAGGCAACACCTTGCTCACGGACGACCAATTCAAGCAGTTGCTCGACCAATACCAGCAGCTCCTGAAGCTGTTGGAGCAAAACGGCAAGGTTCCTCCGGACATCAAAACCTAATCGGAGCATCGCCATGGCGGATATGCTTCGCGCTGGCCAAGAGTGGCTCGCCAATCAACTCAAGATCCATGCCTCGACCACTGTGGTCTATCAGCGTGGAGCAAATCAAGTCAGTGTCTCAGCCACTATTGGTCGGACGCTGCTGAAACTCGAGGACGGTTACGGTGGTGTCCACATGCAATGGACTGACCGCGACTATTTGATTCAACCTGCCGACCTCGTGCTCGGCGCAACCCAGACGCTTCCGGAACGTGGCGACACGATCCGCGAAGCCCAAAACGGAAAGGTCTACATCTACGAGGTGATGGCTCCCGGAAGTGAACCTCACTGGAGATGGTCGGACCCCCATCGCAAACTCCTTCGCATTCATACCAAACAGATTGGAATCGAGTGATGCCCGCAAGTATCGTCGCCATCGCAGATGCAGTGACTGCAGAGCTGAACGGCAACTCGTTCAGCCAGTCGTTCACAGCACAGCGGCTTTACTTGCCAGTCTTCGACCTGCAATCGATGTCTGTGATGAAGTTAACGGTCGTCCCCAAAGGGATCACAAGCCAGTCGCTGGATAGATCGCGAGATAGTTTTGATTACCAGATCGATGTTGCGATTCAGAAGAAAGTCGCCAACGAGATCGCAACCATCGATGCATTGATGCTCTTGGCTGAGGAGATCGGGGACTACTTTCGAACCAATCCACTATCAAGCTACCCAGGTGCTCGATGCATGAACGTTGAAAACACACCGGTCTACGCGTTGGATCATTTGCAGGAATTGCGTCAATTCACCAGCGTCTTGACTCTCACCTTTCGCCTTTGGAGATAGCCGATGACCACCGGTGATGTTGGCCCATATCGCATGCAGTTCACCAATTCTCGGGGAATTACACGCGACATCCCAGGACTCGATGACCTGGACGATATGTTCAAGGTCAAATCGATCCAGAAGAAGTTTCGGGATTCTTGGACCCGTCCTCTGACGGATCTTTGGGAAGTGATCACCAGCGGTGGGTCGACAGCAAGCGTATCGGCCGGAGTCTTGACCATCGCCTCGGGAACGACTGCAGGTGGATTCGTCGAACTGCTGTCAAGAGAAACATTCACGATTCCCTTCCGAGCCATGATCGCTGTGCAGTCGGGTGCAACACGGCAAGCCAACACGCACCACATCATCGAAGCCGTTTCGGTGGATCCGACCACTGGGATTCCGGATGGCAAGCACAGCCTGAACATCGATGTCGGTGGTGCAGCGTCCACAACTGTAACTCAGATGGTGTATAGCGTGCAGAACGGAGGCTTAGCTCCGATTGCATCAGCAGCATCCACCATTGTCACCACAGCCTCGTATTCGATTCTCGAGCTCGAGCCGTTTTCGGACGAATGCTATTTCCATTCCCGAGCGATGGACTCAACGAACGGGCGTTCCAATTCCTATGTTCGCCACCAGCAGATCCCGGATCCCACCGCGACGTACAAAATCCGCATTCGCTCAATGAATCATCAAGCTTTTCGTTCGGTAAGTGGTGCGGTCGCGGGTCCGGGAAACGTGATTCGATTAACATCGACAGCCCATGGATATACGGGAACACAGACCATTTGGGTCGATCATCTTTCCGGGGTCACCAACAACGGAGCGGCCGTACGAGGAAATTATTCCGCAACGGTCATCGATGCCAATACCCTGGATCTGACAGGAACGGCTTTCGGTGGTGCCTACGTGGCCGGTTCAGGGCAGGTCGCCCTTGCGGCAGCGCCGGCAGCCAATATCAATTTCCAATCTCAGTTCATCAATTGCCAGGATTATGCAGAGCTGACCGCAGAAATAACCGCAGGCCGAGGGCAAACGGTCGTCGGACAAGGTCTTGGTGTGATTCTCACCGGAGCCACTGCAACCACGACCAACATCGGAACGGTCACCGCTAACGTCGCTGGCCAAGCGGCCCACGATGCGGTCATTGCTGGCAGTCCGGTTCGCGTGGCAGGTCGCGCTTTGACGGCAGCCTATGCCAGCGTCGCGTCCGGAGACGTCGCTGACCTAGTCACGACTCTGCAAGGCGTGCTCGTGACTCGGCCTTGGCAGATTCCCGAACTGGAATGGGCTTATGCCTCGGTCGCGGGCGGTGTGATCAACACTACCGATGTGGCACTCGTCGCAGCAGCCGGTGTAGGACTTCGCCGCTACATCTGTTCGATGCAACTCTCGAACAACTCCGCGGTAGCCACTGAGATCGTGCTCAAGGATGGTACCACGATCATTTGGCGAGGTCACTTGCCTGCCAACGCTCCGATGGCCGAGATCATCTTCGAAAACCCACTCAAAACAACCGCAAACACGGCATTGAACTTCGCGTGCATCACCACCGGTGCAGCGGTCTACGTCAACGCACAAGGATTCACTGCACCGTAAACCATGATCGACGTCAAAGTCACCACCAGAAAATCATTCGACAAGGTCAAGGCCAAGGCCCAGCAAGGCAACTTCAAAAGCCTGGGACATGCGGCTGCGTCGATTCGTTTGATCGCTCGGCGATCGATCCGACGTCGTAAATCGGCCGCAATGCCTGGCTCACCACCCAATACCCGTCGAGGTCAGTTGAAACGATCGATCATGTACTCGCTCGACAAACAGCGTGGCGTTGCCATCATCGGTCCCGACTTCGATGTGGTAGGTGCAGCCGGCAAGGCCCATGAGTTTGGTGGGAGGTTCCGTCGAGAGCGTTACCCCAAACGACCGTTCATGGGACCGGCGCTTGAGAAAGTCAGAGATCGCTTGCCTCCGATGTGGGCAAACAGCATTCGATAAGGAGAAACTAGTATGCCAGCCAAACTTGGATTAGATGCAAAGCTCTACCGTAATTCGGGAACGTATGCGACTCCCGGATGGGATGTCATCGGAAATGTCCGCGACCTAACGCTCAACCTGGAAACAGGGGAAGCGGACGTATCCACGCGTGGCAATAACGGATGGCGCGCAACGGTCGGCACCCTGAAGGATGCTTCGCTGGAATTCGAGATGGTGTGGGACACGGCTGATGCGGACTTCACCGCCATTCGTGATGCCTTTCTAAATAACACC